TTCCAGAGGCAATGCCCGACGACGAGCCGGGCGAGGTCATCGAACCGGGCGACACCGATTCGCCGTCGCTGACGCCCGAGCAAATCAGTCGGTTCGCGGAGGATTTTTACGCGCGCAGCACGCCAGCGTATCAAACCTTCCGCGAGTGCTCCGACGCCATCAGCGGGTTCCGTTCCAGTCGCTACTCCATCACCCCGCAAAGCAGCGGATCGCCGATGGCCAACTACCTGCGCCAGCGCGACGTGTGCATTGGCCTGGTGCAGCCGCTCTACCGCAATGGCGTCGCCCGGTTGTCCACTGAGATGCCGTCTGCCGGCGTAGTCCCCGCTGACGAAAGCGCCATCGAAATCCAGCGCGCGCAGGCATCCGAACAAGCCTTGCGCTACCTGTGGCGCGATGCGGAGATGCGGCGCACGCTCACCTCGTTCGCCGAATGGTTGCTTGTCCACGGCACCGCTGGGTTGCTAACCTGCATGGACCGGGGCAACGTGCGCGTCAAGGCGATCCGCGCCGAGGACTTGCGCTGCGAGCCGGGCTGTGAACCAGAGGACGCCCGATTCGTCGGCGTCGTTCGGCGCACAACCCGCGACGACCTCAAGCGGCAATTCCCAAACCACGCCAGCATCATCGACGCTGCACCCGGCGCGCGCATCATGCTGTCCAGTTCACACTACCTTTCGCAATCCGAGGTGCCAGACCGCATCGAAGTCTTGGAGGCATACTGTTCAAGCGGGCATTGGTACTTGCTCGCTGGCGGAAAGGTGCTCGACCAGGGCGTGACGCCTGGCCAATGCCGCCCCCTACAAATCGTGCGGTACACACGCATTCCCGGCGAGTTCTTTGGTCTTGGCATGGTCGAGCCGGCGCTGGATGCCCAGTACGCCTACACGACCATCCTCAACCAGACCATTCGCAATGCTCGACAGATGGCGAACCCCAAGGTGCTGATTGAGCGTAGCGCCAAGGTGGACCCAAACGCCTTCACCACACGCACCGGCGAAAAAGTGTTCTACACCGGCGTCAAGCCCGACGTGTGGGTGCCGCCGCCGATGCCGCAATACTTCTCGGCGCTGCCGCCGCAGTTGCAGGCGCTGATTCACGACTTGACCGGCGTACACACGACCACCCTTGGTAAGCGGGCGGTTGGCATTTCGTCGGGCCGCGCAATCGAGGCTTTGTCCGCAAACGACTTGGCACAGTTCCAGGGCACGCAGGATGCCATTGAGGACGCGGTGCGGCGCACGGCCAAGTCCATGCTGCTGTACCTCAAAGCCTTCTACCCAGCGGAGAAGGTGATTCGGATGTTCAACGGCGTGGGCCGCAGCATCCTTGCCACCCTGCGCACCACCGACATTGTGAACGACCCCGATGTGTTTTTCGAGGCCGGCACGCTGTTCAGTTCCGAGGTCAAGGACCGCGACCAAAAGACGCTGGACCTGTTGCGCCTTGGCCTGATTACACCCGACCAAGCCAAGAAAATGATGTCGTTCCACTTGGACCCAATGGCCAACGTGCAGACGATCGCCGACATGGCGCACGCACAGAAAGTGCTTGCCACCGTGGTCAACGACCCAACCGTGACCGCCGTCGAAGTGTACCCGACTGACAATTTGAAAGTTATGGAGGAAGTTGTAGGCGGCTTCATGCGGTCAGACGACTTCGACCAGATTGACGCGGCGGCGCGTGGACGGGTTCGCGACCTCTACAAGCAAATCGTCGCACTGTCCGCGCCGCCCGTTGAACCGGCGATGCCAGGAAAGCCCGGCCAACCCGGCGCGCCCGCGGCCCCCGTGCCAACCGGCGGCGGCTTCCCCGGTGACATTGACCTCACGGCCCCCGCCGACTTGGCCCTGTCCGCGGCAGAGGCCCAGGACGGCCAAGGGACCGGCGAAACAACCGGCGTGGCGGTGTAGCGATGCTGACCGACGAGATCGCCGCCTACGCGCGCAACATCCTGGACGACCCCAACACGGTCTTCCTTCCCAACTCGCTGCTTGCCACGTTCCTGCAACGAGGCTACAACGAATTCCGGCGCATGTTGCCGCGCGAGGCCCGCGAAATCCGCTATGCGCCCGCCGCCCTGGTCAACGTCCAAGACTTGAACCTCGACGGCGTTCTGTTCGGCAGCCCGGCGACCCAGGCGCGTTGCCAGGAAATGACGCGGGTGCAGTCGATTGACCCCGGCACCGGGCGCATCCGCCAACTGTACCAGCCAGTTTCGGCGTTCCAGTCGCTCGGCCAGGCGACCGGGTGGGGCAACTCGACCGCGTTCACTGGCAACGCGATGACGTGGTGGCTTGACCGCCGCACGCTCCGCTTTGGTGCGCCAGTCACCGCGACCATCGAAATCTACTACCTGCCCGACGACGCGGGCGCGTTCACGACGGCAAACATCGACCCCGGTGCCGGATCGTACCTTGACGACTTCGACCAGTGGCACGAAATCATTGCGCTACTTTCGGCGCAGCACTACGCTATGAAAGACGGGGCGCTGTCCGCCCCGATCCAAACGCGGCTTGCGGATCTGCGTATGCAAATCCAGCAACACTACGCGGAAACGCGCAGCGGCGAAGGCAGCCGCTACGTCCGCGACGACTACTCGGGGTGGTAAAATGTTCGACTTGGGGATGCTCAAAGGCGCTGCCGGGCGCATGGCAGGCAAGAAGGGTCCGGCACCGATGCCCGGCAAGACTGAGGTTGAGGTCACGGTGGAGGCCGACGACGACGGCGCGGGCGACGTTGCCGCCAAGCTCGCCGCATGCGCCAAGAAATACGGCGTGCCGCCCGAGCAACTGATGGCCGACTTCGAGGAGTTTGAGGCGCAGAAGTACGGCGGCGGGGAAGCGCCCGAGGCCGAAGAAGCGTAAGGTGCCAGCGTGGCAAACGCAACGCCAACTCTCGACGCCACGCCCAAGAAGGGCATGGACCTGCGCTCGCTCGACAAGGGCGGCGGGTCGCCGTTCCTTGGCAACGTGGTTCCCCGCAACGGCGAGTTCGCGGTACGGGAAGGGTTTGGGTTGGTGCGGCAGTACGCGACCACGCTCAACGGCGGCGTGCTTTTCCAGACCGGCACCTTTGGCCTTGGAGCGTGCATCGGCGCGTTTGCCTTTCGCACGCCGTTCGGCCACGACCAGATTCTAGCCGTCCACCCGGTCTACGCCTTCACTGGCGATTTCCGCACCGACGACCAGGACACGGAATGGATGGCCGGGGCACGCGCCCGCACGATGGCAGGCATCGCGCTGCACGTTCACGATCTGCATAGCGGTCGGCACTTCGAGCTCGTCTTGCACAGCCAGCAAGCAGGCACCGACGACCTGGAAGAGGTGCTGCCGCATGGTGCAACCCGCTTCAACGAGGACCATTCCCGGTGGTACGTTCCGGCGCAGGAACCGGCGTGGGCGATCTTCGCGCCGATGCTGGGCCGGTGCGTGGTCCTGATCGACGGCTGCGGCTTGTGGACGTACCGCCCGGTTGACGGGCCGCGCACCCCAGATCGCAAGCTGGATTCACTGGAACGCGCGCGCCTCGGCCCCTACATCGGCGAAACGTCGGCGCTGTCCCCGCTGGAACTTGCCGAAGGCGAATTCGCCGCCGATGGCGTGCAGTACGTCAAACAGTCGCTTTTCCCCAACCCGACTGCCGCATGCCTGCTTGGCGACCGCATGGTGTATGCCAGCGGGAGCGCCTTGTTTTTCAGCGACGCCGAGCGCCCTGACTGCATCGCTGCCGGCAACATCCAATTGTTGCCAACCCAGGAATCGGTGACGCTACTCGCCGCCGTTCGTGGCAACCTGTTCATCGCCACCCAGACGCAATGCTGGCTCTACCAGCCAAGCACGGGCGATGCGCTTGTGACCGGCGGCCAACTGGTCAACGTGGCGCAGTCCATGGGATGCGTGGCGCAGCGTGCGGCGGTGCTGGCAGACGACGGCGTGGTTTTCGCAGACCGCAGCGGCATCTACGCCTACGCTGGCGGGGTGTCGCTCAAACACCTGTCGGAGCCGATCGACCGGCTGTGGACCGACCCGCAAGGCTTGCAACTGCCGTGGACAAACTACTACCTCACCAGTGGCGTGACCACGCTGACGGACCCGCAGCCGCCGTCGCGCATCGGCATCCGCGAGCAAACGCCTGAGTTCCGCTTCGCCTGGGACGACGTTCGCAAGCAGCTAGTGGCATCGCTTGACGACGTTGCCCTTGTCTACACCGATGGCTTCGGATGGTCGGTGTGGGCGTGGTTCAGCAACGCGGGCGGCGGCAGCGTTGTGCAGGCCCGCGCGCACCTCGCCAAGCCTATCGTCGTTTTAGTGCGCAACGACGCCTACATGGTCGCTGGCCCCTACGCCGTGACCTACCTCGACGGCGATGTG